GATTTATCAATGTATATGAAACAATTGAAAAATGATTTAATTATCTTATACAAAAAAATAGATAATGTTGAAAGCAAATTAAATAAACAAACAAAATATGAAAATGCTGTATATTAGGGAGGTACAATGAATATATTTTACTTAGATAAAGACCCTATTAAAGCTGCTCAAATGAGTTGTGATAAACACGTGGTCAAAATGATTTTAGAATCAGCACAATTGTTATCTACTTGTCATAGAGTATTAGATGGTACAGAATACTATGATAAAACAAAAAATGGTCGTAAGATAAAAAGATGGAAACATCCTAATTCAAATATGGAGGCCGTATTGTATAAGGCAGGCTGGATAAAACACCCTAGTACATTATGGTTATTTGAATCTGCTTATAACTATTTGTGGTTGTATAGACATATGATGGCTCTAAATGAAGAATACAAAAAAAGATATAATCACACAAAAAACCACTTAGCAATTCAAAAACTAGGTGATTTGTTAAAACACCCACCTAAAAATGCTGAGATAAATAAAATTGCTACTGATCCAACACCTGCTATGCCAGATGAATGTAAAATACCAGGTGATGTAGTTGGTAGTTATCGTAACTATTATATTATGAAGAAACAAAGATTTGCTACTTGGAAAGCTCCAGCAGTTGTTCCAGAGTGGTATCAAAAGAGTATTGGAAATGCCAGGTAAATGGGACGGTAGAAGCCGTATAACTAATAAGAAATACGAGGAAGAGTACAACAGGATTTTTAAAACTAATCCTATGGCCAAAGAGGTTAGAACACCGAAGTATAAATCAAAGGTAGTTAAACCTAAAAAAGGCAAAGGTAGTTTTAAAAGAAAAAAAACAATAGAACCAGATAATGGATGGAGTGGATTAGTATGATAATAGAGTTTGATTACACAGAAACAATAACGGGACCCCAAATACAAATGTTAAGAGAAGGATTAAAAGAATCTGAATTAAGTGAAGAACAAATAAAGGAGTTAGAACAATGAGAGAAGCATTAATAGAAGCTTTAAAATCACACGCTACAGGACATATAGATAAACATAGAGCAAATGTTGAAATATTATTACAAAAAGTAAATGGTATTGCTGAACATCCAGATGTTGTAGAAACAATTGAAAATGAATTAAAGATTATAGCTGAGTATGACGATCAATTAGAAATGCTAGAAAAGTATTTTATAACAAAAGATCCTTTTAAACAATAATATGTTCAATAAACTTATACAAAAGATAGGTAGAACTCACGCTAAGATTTTTGGTTATGTCGCTGATAAAGCTAAAACATCTAAATGGTGGGCAATAATATTAACTTTTTTAGTTTTATATGAAATAGTTGAACATATAGTTTACCCTATTTTGGTTCCATATCTAGCATATCATCATTGGTTTAAATAATGCCCATTTATACTTTTTTAAATAAGAAAACCAATAAAGAATATGATGAAATGATGTCTATTTCTGAAATGTAAGAGTATTTGGATAAGAATCCACACATAACACAGGTGATTAAAGGTCTAAATATTATTAGTGGTGCTTCAGGTATAACAATGAAAACGGATGGTGGATGGAAAGAAAATTTAAGTAGAATAGCAGAAGCACATCCAAAAAGTGCTTTAGCAGATAGATATGGTAAAAAATCTATTAAACAATCCAAAACAGAACAAGTATTAGCAAAACATAGGAAAAGGAAATAATATGGCTGACGATATACCAGATTATATGAGGGGGTTTGACCTTAATGAAGATTGGGGTATAACACCAGTATCAAAACCTGCCGAACAAACACAACCAACTATTGACCCTAGCGTCATAGAAAATTCAAATTTAGAAATAGCAAAAGTCAAAGATGATGTTTCATCTATCAAATCAATGATGAATGAGATAATGCAAATTGTGGCAGAAAAAGAAACTATCACAAAAGAAATATCAGATGAAGAAACACAACAAAGATTTAAAGATTTAGAAAAGATTATATTACCATTTTTATATAATCTATCTAAAAGTGACGAGCCTTACATACATTGGCCTAATAGAGGTCCAATCATTAAGGCACAAATAGAGAAAATCTTAAAACTAACGAGAGGTTAATATGATAGCGAAAGCAAAACATAAAGAACTAAAAACCAAAGTAAATGAAATTGAACAAAGAAGAAATAATGATAGAGGTATAAAGAGTTGGTTTGAATTAAGAGAACTCAAAAAGTTAAAATTAAAAGCAAAGGATAAACTAAATGATATTAAGCAAAAACTTCACGCTTAAAGAGCTAGTTGCCAGCCAGACGGCTGACCGAAAAGGAATTAATAATAATCCTAATGAGGATCAAATTAACTCTTTAAAGTTATTATGTGAAAAAATTTTACAACCAGTACGAGATCACTTTGGTAAAGTCGTAAGTGTGAGCTCCGGATTTAGATCCGAAGAATTGTGTGAGGCCATTGGCTCAAGCAAAAATTCACAGCACGCTAAAGGCCAGGCGGCCGATTTTGAAATCTTTGGAGTTTCCAACCAAGAATTGGTAATTTGGATAGATCAAAATTTAGATTATGACCAAATGATATTGGAGTTTTGGAAAGGTCCAGATGAACCGAACTCTGGTTGGGTACACGTATCGTACAAAAAAGAAGGAAATAGAAAAGAACTATTGAGAGCTTTTAGAAATCAATTTGGTAAGACACAATACGAGAAGTACGAATACTGAACGCCTGACGAACTTAATAATATGTATATGAAAAAGGGCATTTAAGGGTTGACAAACGCCCTATATTATGATATATTATGGAATACAATAAATGAAGGTGAAATATTATGGCAAAAAAAGAATTTAAATTTATAGATTTAGACAAGACATTACTTCCTAAAACCAAAGGTATGAAAGTAGATGGTTTTAGATTTTACAATATAGACGGTAAAAATTATCCATCAGTTACAACAGTATTAGGCCAACTTAAAAAAGATGGTTTACAAAAATGGCGTGACAGTATTGGTGAGAAAGTTGCTCAATGGGAAATGGGTAGAGCAGCTCGTAGAGGTAAAGCTACTCACACTTTAGTAGAACAATATATTAAGAACGAAACACCATCAATCCGTGATGTGTTACCATTAGGTTTATTCAAACTATTAAAACCTTACATAGATCAAATAGATAACATACATTTACTAGAGGCAATTATGTATAGTAAAAAACTTACAATTGCTGGTCAAGTGGACTGTGTTGCTGAATACAATGGTAAACTATCTGTAATTGATTTTAAAACGGCCAACAAACAAAGAGAAGAAAGTTGGATTGATAATTACTTTATGCAAACTACAGCATATGCTCATATGTATGAAGAAACATTTGGTACACCAATAGAACAAGTGGTTATTTTATTAGCAAGTGAAGATGGTACTTCACAATGTTTTATCAAAGAAAAGAAAGATTACGAACAAGACCTTATGAAGGCAATTGATGGCTTTTATAAATATTATGAAGAATTAAACAAAGATAAAATAAGCAAGTAGATCAAAAAGGTGGCCTCGTTTTATCAGCAAGGAGGCTATGAAGAAATTAATTTTAAGTTTTATATTAAGTTTATTTGTTTTTTCTGTTAATGCTGACCATTCAGACGATTATGGTGATTATTATTTTCAACAAATACCAGCTTTGTGTTCAACACCAGAAAAAATAGAAAACTATCTAAAACATTATAAGTTTAAACCAGTAAGTATATCATTGGGTAGAGAAGGAATGGTAGAAGGTGGTCAACCTGTTTTTATGATAACTTATTATATATCTGAAGACGGTACTCAAACATCAGCAACTATTGATGTACCAAGTGGCGCTGAAAGATGTATATTATTTCATACATTTGATTTAACAGAAGCGCCAAAATAACATTGACAATTTAAGACCATTATGTTATATTGGTAATGGTTATAACTATGGGGGTGAACGCTAGTGGTAGTAACCCCCATTTATGAAAGGTGTGAAATGAACAGTAAAGAATTTAGTTTAAAAATTGAAAGTCTAGTCAAAGAAAAAAGGTGTTCTCATATGGACGCCGTGCTATTATTTTGTGAAGAAAACGAAATAGATCCAGGCACAGTATCAAAACTTATTTCAAAATCATTAAAAGAAAAAATCAAATTAGAAGCAACCAATAAGAGGATGTTAAAGTATCCGAAGTGTGGCCAATTGCCTATTTAATTTATGTATGGAGGGTTTGATGTATTTAAAGTTTATTTGGGTGTTAAACTACATTTTACCACAAAAAATTATGACTATATACAATATGGTGGAAAAGTCAACTGTAAACTTGAAACATTTACCAAAAGAAATGATAGATACTTCTTTCACAAACTGAGCAAACAATATGGACAAAATGATATACTTGATTTCTTTGTTGCTAACTTTGCTACAGATAGCAAGGGATGGGTTGGTAATCTTTTACAAAGAGATGGTAGAGATGTTTACTTGGATTATAAAAAGCGTAAAGAAGCATTTGCCTACCATTTTAGGGCTGATTGCGTACGGATTAGTGATGACTTTATTCGGAATAATATTCGTTTTGATGATGGTTTCGTTTGCCATAATGGACAACATCCACGACTTTTACGTTTACTTATTCAAAAAAGAGCGGCTCAGCAGACCATCATTGTGCTTGACCAAATCTTATCGTTTAGTAAGAATTGGAATAAAAAAATTACCGAGAAAGTTGTATGGCCTAAAATCTCATCTACGCTTACCAGACTAAAACCTTTTATTCGGTTTAATGAAACAGAATGTAAACTGATTATGAAAGATGTATTTGTAAACAAATGAAAAGAGTATTTTGTATTGGAAATGGTGAAAGCCGTAGAAGTATAGATTTAAGACAGTTAAGAGAACACGGTAAGATATATGGTTGTAATGCCCTATATAGAGATTTTACACCAGATGTATTAGTAGCTGTAGACCAAGGTATAATGCACGAAATATATCATAGTGATTACCCATATGAAAATGAATGTTATTTTAGAAACTGGTCAAAAGTACCTGCTGAACTATATGAAAATATGATTAAGTCTGGTGTAAGTGAAGATGATATAAAATTGGCAAGAGAAGAAGGCGCCTTTTATGAAAAT